CCGACCAAGTCGATGCCGAGATCGCCGCCGACCGCGAGCGGGAGCGTCGGCTCGGGCTTTCGTTCACCGGCGCGCGGTCCGATCCGATCCCTGCTGATCTGGAGCAGCCGGCATCCGCACCGGCCCCTGACTGAGGAATCCATGAGGTCACAACATCCTGCGCTGACCCGGCTCTCGGGCCGGCCGCTGGCGATCGCCCTGCGCGCGTTGCGCGCGATTGAATTGACTGCGCGGGCTTCGCCCGCGCGGGGCGCGCTCGATGGGTTGCTCGCGGCCAGCCTGTCCGCCGATGCGCGATCCGCGATCATGCCGATCCTCCGCGACGCCGATCCGGCGGCATCGCGCGGCTTCACGATGACCGATGCCGGCATCGCGGTGGTGCCGGTGCTCGGGCCGCTGGTGAGCCGGGGCGACTGGCTGACGGCGCTCTTCGGTGCGACCGACTATGGCGCGATCGGCAGCGCCGTCGCGGCGGCCTTCGTGGAGCCCTCGGCCCGCGCCGTGCTGCTCGAGCTGGACTCGCCCGGTGGCGAGGTGGGCGGGCTGTTCGATCTGGTCGACCGTCTCGTGTCCTTGCGCGAGGAGGCGGGCAAGCCGCTCTGGGCGGTGGCGCACGAGAGTGCCTTGTCGGCCGGCTTCGCCATCGGGAGCGCCGCGGACCGACTCTACGTGACCCGCACCGCGGAGGTCGGCTCGGTCGGCGTCGTCGCCATCCATGTCGACGAGAGCGCGGCCGACGCGATGGTCGGACACAAGTGGACGCTGATCCACGCCGGCGCAAAGAAGGTCGACGGCAATCCACACGAGCCGCTGTCGGTCGAGGCCTTCGCCGACTTCCAGGCCGATGTCGACGCGCTTCATGCGGAGCTAGTCGGGCTCATCGCACGCAATCGCGGGATGAACCCGGACGCGGTCCGCGCAACAGAGGCCGCCATCTATCGCGGCCAGCGCGCAATCGACATTGGCTTCGCTGACCGCCTCGGCAGCTTGGACCAGGCACTCGCCGACCTCGCCGACAGCCTCGTTCCCTCGCGTCCTCGTCTGGCCCAACCTCGCAGCAGCGGCGCTGCGTCCCCACAACTGCCAAGGAGAGCATCCGCCATGACCACCGAGACGACCACGAACGTGCCTGCCGATCCTGATCCGGCAGAGGCGCCCGAGACACCTGAAACCGATCCGGCTGTGCCCGCGCATCCGGCCCCTGTAGTCCAGCCGGCCCAACCGGAACGGCCCGCCGCGTCGGCTCCTTCGGCTGACACGGCTGATCGCCTGCGCGCCGAGTACGCCGAGATCGCGGCGATCGCGGCGCAGGCGGGCCGTCTCGGCGTCGCCATCGACGCGGCCGAGGCCATGGCCAAGGGGATCAGGCCGGAGGCACTGCGCCGCTCGGTGCTCGACGCGCTGAGCCAGCGCGCCGAGGCGAACGCCGTGGTCGCCGCGGCACCGCAGGCGCTTGGCCCTGGCGACAGTCCCATCGTCCGCCGCGCGCGAGAGCGCGCCGCGACCGCCAACCGCAACGCATGAGGAGGTGACCATGCCTGTGCTGACCATGCCGCCCACACTGGGCGATCTTCTCAAGTACGAGCTCAACGCCAGCTACTGCCGCGAGACCGTGACGCTCAAGGCGGGTACGAGCTATGCGCTCGGATCCGTGCTCGGCAAGATCACGGCCTCGGGCAAGTACCGCCTCTCGCCCGCGGCCCTCGTTCTCGGCGACGAGGGCGCGGAGGTTGCTGCCGCCGTCCTGCTCGAAGCGGTCGATGCCACCGCCGGTGACAGGACCGGTCTCGTTGTCGCCCGCGGACCAGCGATCGTCTCCAAGGCCGCACTCGTCTTCGACGCCTCCGTCGATGACGCGGCCAAGACGGCCGTCAAGCACGCCGAGCTCAGCTCTGCTGGCATCGTGCCGCGCGACACCGCCTGACCTTCCTTCGCCCGCCGAAGCGGGCTTCGCGAAGGCGGGTCCACGTCCGTCAGATCCGATCCGTCACCGGCTCCGAGGCCTCCGCTTCGGGGCCCCCGGCCTTCGCCGGGGCAAGCTTTTTCATGCCCGTTCCAGCCCAAGGAGACCCGACCCCATGGTCGCCATGATCAACCCGTTCGACGCGGGCGGCTACTCGCTCGCCGAGATGACCCAGGCCATCAACATCCTGCCCAATGTCTACACCCGGCTCGGCCAGATGGGCCTGTTCCGCTTCGAGGGCGTGACCCAGCGCTCCGTCGTCATCGAGCAGGCGGAAGGCGTGCTGAACCTCCTGCCGACCGTGCCGCTCGGCGGTCCCGCCACCGTCGCCAATCGCGACACGCGCTCGATGCGCTCCTTCACGGTGCCGTGGATTCCCCACGATGACGTGATCACGCCCCAGGACATTCAGGGCGTGCGCGGCTTCGGTGTTGCCGACGCCGCCGACCCGCTCGCCACCGTCATGGAGCGCAAGCTCACCCGCATGCGGGTCAAGCACGCCCAGACGCGCGAGTACATGGAGGTCAATGCGCTCCGCGGCATCGTCAAGGATGGCGCCGGCACCACGCTCTACAACTACTTCACCGAGTTCGGGCTGGCCCAGCTCGAGACGGACTTCGTGCTCGGCACCGCCGGGACCCAGGTCCAGAGCAAGGTGCGCGACGTGCTGCGCAAGGTCGAGACCGAGCTCAAGGGCGAGACCATGACCGGCGTGCTGGCACTCGTCTCTCCTGAGTTCTTCGACAAGCTGATCGGCCATGCCAAGGTCGAGGACGCCTACAAGTACTACGCCTCGACCGGGGCGCAGCCGTTGCGTGAGGACACGCGCCGGCGCTTCCCCTTCGCCGGCATCATGTTCGAGGAATACAACGCCACCGTCACGCTCTCGACCGGCGCAACGGAAACGCTGATCCCCTCCGGCGAAGGCATCGCGTTCCCGCTCGGCACGCTCGACACCTTCGTCACCCACGGAGCCCCGGCCAACCTGATCGAGACGGTCAACACGGTGGGCCTGCCGATCTACGCGCGGCAGATCGCCCGCCCCGACGGCAGCGCCATCGAGGTCAAGACCGAGGCCTCGATCCTCCCGATCAACAAGCGTCCGCGTCTCGCCGTGCGCATCTTCTCCAGCAACTGAGCATGAGCATCTTCGCGGAGGCGATCGACGACCTCTTCGCCGATCCAAACCTCGCGCGGGATGCCGTCTGGCGGGCGGGCGGCACGGGCGCGCCGGTGACGGTGCGGATCGTCCTGCGCCAGCCGGACCGCATCGGAGGCTTTGGTGAGACGCGCCTGCTCGCCGCTACCACCATGATCGACGTGCGCACAGCCGAGGCGCCAGAACTTGCAGGGGGCGATGTCTTCGAGATCCCCGGATCAGGTCCGGGGCAGGCTGGCGAGACCTTCGTGGTGCAAGGCGAGCCGGTGCGCGACGCCGAGCATCTCGTCTGGACGGCGGAGCTGAGGCCAGCATGAGACTGTCGGCGCAGATCATCGGCGAGCTCGGCCGTATGATGGCCGAGGAGACCAAAGCCGCCGAGCGAGCCGCGACCACCGGTGTTCGCGAGGCGGCTGACGGGCTCAAGAACGAGCTGAGGGCGCAGGTCACGAGCGCCGGGCTCGGGGCGCGCCTTGCCCGGACGTGGCGCGCCGAGACTTTCCCCAAGGGGCAGAACAGCATCCGCGCCGCAGGCCTCGTCTGGTCGAAGGCGCCTGGCATCATCCGCATCTATGAGGACGGCGCGACGATCCGCTCGACCAGGGGCTTCTTTCTGGCGATCCCGACCGAGGCGGCCGGACGTTTTGGCGATGGCGGCCGCAAGATCACGCCGGGCGGCTGGGAGCGGCGCACGGGCCAGCGCTTGCGCTTCGTCTATCGGCGCCATGCGCCCTCGCTGCTCGTGGCCGACAACATGCGCGCGCGCACCGGCAAGCGCGGCGGCTTCGCGCGTGCGAGCGCCGCAGCCCTGCGCACCGGACGCGGCCTGGTGACCGTGCCGATCTTTATCCTGGTGCCCCAGGTCACCTTCCGGAAGCGGCTCGACGTCGCAGGCGCCGCACTCCGCTGGCAGGAGCGCCTGCCGGGTCTCGTCGTCCGCAGCTGGTTCTCTGGCGATGGGGGGAGCCGCTGATGTCCCGCCGTGAAGACATCCTCGCAGCGCTCGTTGCGACGCTCGACAGTGCTCTTACCGCGAAGGTCCGCCGCAATGAGGTTCTGCCCGAGAAGGTGCCGGCCGAAGGGCTCGTCATCCTGCGCGATGGCGATCCCGGCGAGCCGGATGTGACGCTCAACCCCCGCACGGAGTTCTACGCCCACCGGGTCGAGATCGAGGCCTATATGCCGCGGGATTCAGTTGGCGGCGGTGAGGCTGCCCTCGATGCGCTGCTCGGCGCTATCGGCTCGGCACTCAAGGTCGATCCCGTGCTCGGCGGTCTCGCCGAGAACCTGACGCCGTCTGCGCCCGAAACCGGGGCGCTCGGAATAGAGGGCGCGGTTCCGGTCCTCACCGCCCGGCTCATCGTCACGGTCGAGTACCTGGTGAGCGATCCGCTCGCCCACTGACGCTTCCAGCTCAAGGAGTTTCCCATGCCCAAGGTGCGCGCCTACGGCGCGGACGCCACGCTGAAGGCTTGCCGCGAGGCGGCTTACGGTGTGGCGCCGCTCGCTGGCTACCGGAGTCTCGATTTCAAGTCGACTGATCTCTCCTCGGCGCAGCCGCTTGGCGACGACCCGCTGCTCGGGCGCGGGCGCAACGCGCAGGACCCCTATCGCGGCCTCATCACCGATGAGGGGCAGATCGACATCCCGTTCGATCTCCGAGGGACCGGGTTCTGGCTCACCGGACTCTTCGGCGATCCGGTGACGACGGCGGTCAAGGCGAGCGGCTCGATCGCCTTCGCCGCCAACCCGTCGCCCGGCGACACGATCACGCTGAACGGCGCGGTGTGGACCTTCGTCTCGGGCCCGGCCTCGGGCAATGAGACGGAGATCCAGGGGACGGTGACGCAGACCGTCGACCAGCTGGTCGCCGACCTCAATGCCTCGGCCGATGCCGAGGTCTCGAAGTGCACCTACTCGCGGCCGACCAGCACCCAGACGCTGGCGATCGAGTTCGACACGGCAGGCCCGTCTGGCAACAGCTTCACCATCGCCGCATCGGCCGCGACCACATCGGGCCCGACTCTCACCGGCGGCGGCCATGCCCATGTCTGGGAGAGCGGCGCCGACGACATCCCGAGCTACACGATCGAGATCGGCCACCCCAAGCTCGTGTCTCCCGTCTTCTTCCGCCACCTCGGCACGGTGATGGAGAGCCTCAACTTCGAGATGGGCCAGGAAGGCCCCGCCAACGCCCGCCTCCAGCTCGTGGCGCAGGGCGAAGAGAAATACACCGCCACGGTCGACGCGAGCCCGGACGCCTACTCGCTGCGCCGGTTCAGCCAGGGGCGCGGCTTCATCCGCCGCGGCGGCTCCGCGCTCGCCGGCGTCACCGGCGGCAGCCTCACCTTCTCCAACAATCTCGAACGCGTCCGGGTCATCCGCGAGGACGGCAAGATCGAGGCGGCCGACCCTACCTTCGCGTCGGCCGAGGGCTCGATGTCGGTGCGCTTCGATGGCGCGACGCTCGTGGCTGAGGCTGCCAATGGCGATCCTGTCGCGCTCGAATACGGGTTCACCTTCCCGGAAGGCTACGCGCTTCGCTTCGAGCTGCCGCGCGTCTTCCTGCCCAAACCCAAATATGCCGTCTCCGGCCCCGGCGGGGTCGAGGCGAGCTTCGACTGGCGCGCCGCCTACGATGACAGCGAAGGCACGATGCTGCGCGCCCACCTCCTGAACGACGTCACGAGCTATACCTGAGGCCAATCCCATGATCCGCCTGAACCTGTCGCGCGAGCCGATCTGGCTCGACCTCGGACATGACGTGCGCGTGCGCGTCGCTCCCCTGACCACCTCGCTCATGGCCGCCGCCCGCAGTGATCCGGCGGTGGCTGCCTTGCCCGAAGGCGCGTCGAACGAGACCATCGC